CTACAAGACTTCAAAGCAAGGACAAGTGTACATCCTGTACAGCCCTGCTTACCCTAGCTGGGTTAAGATAGGCATGGCAGTAGACGCAGAGGACAGGCTAAAGCAGTTTCAGACAGGTAGCCCATACAGGGATTACATCTTGATAAAGGCTTATGACACCGATGACAGGCGCAAAGCAGAGAGTGAGATACATGAGTTACTGAGGAAAACTCATGGCAGTAAGAACGAATGGTTTGTAATCTCTGCCCCAGTAGCTAAAGAAATACTAGATGGATACTTCAATGAAGACAACTAACACCCTGATAGATGACATTTATGCTTTGGTGAAAACTAAAACACCGGATAGGTCAGTGGACGCTGAACAAATCATAGATGACTTTGGTGAAGCATGTAAAGACCTTATGCGTAAAGAGTTTACCAGTCGTGGTAGCTTTGATGGGCGCAAGTTGCGTATGTCCAACATAGGCAAGGACGATAGATACCTGTGGAACCATTACAACAATGTGGGGCCGAAGGAGAAAATGCAGCCACATACGCTTGTAAAGTTTATGTACGGTCATTTGATTGAGGAAATGTTGCTCCTGTTTGTGCGTCTAGCTGGTCATACAGTGACACATGAGCAAGCACAGGCCACCGTAGAAGGTATCTCAGGTAGCATGGACTGCAAAATTGATGGCATAGTGACTGACGTTAAGTCAGCCAGCAGCTATGGCTTCAAGAAGTTCAAAGATGCTACGCTTGCATTTGATGACCCCTTTGGGTACATAGATCAAATCAAAGGATACGCTAAGTCTGAAGGTGAGACACAGGTAGGCTGGCTGGCTATGGACAAAGCTAACGGTCACTTGACTTACCTGAAGTATGACCTAGAGGACAAGCAGGCTCCTGTCTACGAGGTTCTAAAGAAGGACATTACAGAGCGCATCATCCACATAAAGGAAATGGTACAGCAGGAAGAACCCCCTGAACTATGTCATCAGCCTGTACCTGATGGTAAGTCAGGCAACATGAAGCTGGCTACAGGTTGCTCTTACTGTCACTTCAAACATGCTTGCTATCCTGAGCTACGTACATTCTTGTACTCAACAGGGCCAAGGTTCTTAACGGAGGTGGTGAATGAGCCTAAAGTCCAAGAGATTACGTAGGGCTAGTATCTACAGGTCTGGCCTTGAAAAGAAGTTTGCTCAGTTAGTGCCAAAGCGTAGATACCTGTATGAGCCATATGATGTACCATACGTGATGCACAGGAAGTACAAGCCAGACTTTGTTGACAAGAAGACAGGCGACTACATAGAGACTAAAGGTTTCTTTAGGACAGGAGATACCCAAAAGTACACCTCAATACGTGATAGTATTGCACCCACTAAGTTAATTTTTGTCCTGTCTGACCCTAACAAGAAGGTCAGGAAAGGTTCTAAGATTACAATGGGGCAATGGTGCCACAAGGAAGGCTTTGAGTTTTACACAGTTGATGAGTATGTAGATCATGTCACTAACAATGGATGAAGTCAGAGAACGTGTCTTAGCGAGATACGACGCAGAAGACTTGTTAGAAGCCTTGGACATAACGTCCGAGGAACTACTTGACAGGTTTGAAGATAAATTTATTAATCGTTTAGCCTTCTTTGAAGAAGATGTAGACGGAGAACTAGAGGATGACAAGGCAGATGAAGATGAGCATTGATGACGCAACCCCAGAAGAATGGAACAAAGTAAACAGGAAGAAAGAGTGGGAGTGGATGGAAGAAGTTAGTAATGACCACCCTTTCTTTGGAGATAAACCGGACAACAAACCGGACATGGTGAACCGTCCAGCACACTACAACAATGGTAAAATGGAATGTATTGATGCCATTCACGGTATGCTCACACACGATGAGTATATTGGTTATCTTCGTGGTAATGCACTCAAGTATAACTGGCGCTGCCGCTACAAAGGCCAGCCCATAGAAGACTTACGCAAAGCACGATGGTACGAAGAACGATTGATTGCCTACATGCTGGAGCACCCAAGTGACAAATAAGACAGGCACACAGGACTACTTAGGTATACAGATTGACTACGACAGAGAGAAAGACCTTAGTGTATTCTCACTAGAGACACTAAAGGACAGATACTTCTGGGAGGATGAAACCCATGCACAAGAAGCCTTCGCAAGAGCATCGGTCTATAGCGCAACGTATCAAGGCCATACTGACTACAATCTTGCACAGCGACTTTACGACTACGCAAGCAAGGGCTGGTTCGGTTTTAGCACTCCTATACTTAGTAACGGGGGAACCACTCGTGGTTTACCTATTAGCTGTTTTCTCAATTATGTTCCAGATTCAAGGCGTGGTTTATCTGACCACTATGATGAGAACATATGGCTGGCAAGTGGAGGTGGAGGCTTGGGTGGATATTGGGGTGCTGTTAGAAGTAATGGCGTTTCAACTTCTAACGGTAGTCAGTCTACTGGTAGCATTCCATTCATGCACGTAGTTGACAGTCAGATGCTGGCGTTTAACCAAGGAGTAACTAGACGAGGATCATATGCGGCCTACATGGACATCAGCCATCCAGAGGTTGAAGAATTTATTGCCATGCGGAAGACTACTGGAGGTGATCTTAATAGAAAGTGTCTTAATCTGCATAACGGTATCACTATTACTGACGATTTTCTTACAGCCGTTAAGAACGATGACCAGTGGAGACTGATTGACCCTAAGTCTAAGCAGGCCATCAAGACTGTATCGGCAAGGGACTTGTGGTGGCAGCTAATACACACTAGGGCAGAGACAGGGGAACCCTACATTGTTAACCTAGACCGCTGTAACGAGGCTCTACCGGAGACACAGAAGGACATGGGGCTAGAGGTACGCCAGAGTAACCTATGCTCTGAGATTACCTTAGCGACTAGCGAGGAGCGTACAGCAGTCTGTTGCTTATCTAGTGTGAACCTAGAGTACTTTGACGAATGGAAGGACGATGAGTTATTCATCAGTGATCTAATCACAATGCTTGACAACGTGATAGAACACTTTATTGACAACGCTACACATGGAGAACATGCGTGGCACTTTAATGACACCTTTGAGGAGTTTAGCAAGTATGTTCAGCCAGATAAAACAGGCTTTGCAAAAGCCGCTTACAGTGCATATAGAGAACGCGCAATTGGCCTTGGAGCAATGGGCTTTCATAGCTACCTACAACGCAATGGTATACCTTTTGAAGGTATGTACGCTGCCAGTTTCAATAATAGAGTATTCAAGCACATTAAAGATAGAGCCACATCAGCTTCTAGTGTTCTTGCATCTGAACGTACTGAAGCACCTGATATGGCTAATGGGAACCTTCGTAATTCTCACCTGCTTGCTATTGCTCCTAATGCCTCTAGTAGTATTATATGCGGTGGAACGAGTCCTTCAATTGAGCCAACTAGGGCTAACGTATTTACGCACAAGACTCTGACAGGATCATACAAGGTAAAGAATAAGTATCTGGAGGAGTTACTTGAGAAGAAAGGTATTAACAACGAACAAACGTGGAAAGATATTGCTGCTGCTGAAGGCTCTGTTAAAGACTTGGAGAAACTCACAGAAGAAGAAAAGGAGGTATTTAAGACAGCACCTGAACTTGACCAGCGATGGGTCATCGAACACGCCTACCAAAGACAGAAGTACATCTGCCAAGCGCAGTCAGTAAACCTGTTTTTTGAGCCACCACCGGCTACAGCACCACAGGAGGTACACGATGAGTATTTGGAGTACGTTAATCACGTACATTGGACAGGAGCTAACAAACTCAAATCTATGTATTACCTGCGAACTACAGCGGCTAGAAATACAGAGAATGTTAACATCAAGATACCAAGAATTAACCTAGAAGACGGGGAGTGCCTAAGCTGTGAAGGCTGATGAACACCCTGTCTACAGGGCTAAATTTTACATACCAGAGCTAAAAAAGTCTGTGTCATGGAAAGAGTACCTAGATTACTACAATGACTTAGATGAGCAATTTTGGCTGTATAGCTACTATTGCTCTCAGATGTGGGCAAGCTACATGGATGACAAATGCAAAAGGCGTGAAGCGCCATTGAGCTACAAAGAGTATGTCGATAAGTACACAAAACTGTTAGAGGAAGGATTCAATGATAGACCAAAAGATTAGCGCCATGAAGAAGCTGTACAATGCTGAGATAGATATATACAAGGCAGAGGTGCAGAACTATCTAGACAACCCTGTGGGCGTAGGAGAGCATGGTAACTTGGTTGATACTATGGATAACCTTGTTGCTAAGATTGCAGAAGCAGAAGATAAACTAATTGTATTGGAGACACACTTCAGTGAGTAATGTGATAAACTTAATGCCTACGGAAGCTACCGCTAACGAGGTGCTAGAGGAATGTAAAGGTGACTTTGAGCATGTATTAGTTATCGGCTGGACTCCTGACGATGATCTGACAGCTAAATCCACAACGTCTATGGACATGAAAGAGATAATTTACCTGATAGAGGTATTCAAACAAGCAATTATTATGGCAGGACATGAAGTAGAATGATAGACGAAACATTACCTAAGATAGTTGTAGGCGAAGTAAAAGAAAACGAAGATGGTTCCGCAGAGGTAGAGCTTCATTTAGAACCGCCTGCCGTTCAATTAATACTTGATATAGGTTTTAATCAACTACTAAGAGAACACTTGGATAACATAAAAGATGAGTGATGAACTAATACATCTCATAAGCCTTTGGGCCATGAAGCGTGGTATAGTTAACAACAGCACACCTTTAGCGCAGTTTGCTAAACTTGTGTCTGAGATAGGAGAGCTAGGGGATAACATAGCCAAGGAGCGTGACGTTACTGATGACATTGGTGACTGCTTGGTGGTGTTAAACACCTTAGCCATAATGAACGACACTACCCTAGAGGAATGCCTGAAGGTAGCGTATGATGATATTAAAGATAGGAAGGGACACATGAATACTCATGGTGTCTTTATTAAGGAAGGAGATGTAGGATGATTAAATTCACAAGTAATGGAAACGATTCTGGATTCTTACATGATTACTCTGTAGAAATGAATATAAGTAACGGAGTGGACATACATGAACTTATGGAGTTTTTTAGCTGCTTTACACAGGCGGTAGGTTACTCACACATTCTTATGTACAAAGCGTGTAAAAGATACCTGAAAGAGCATGAGTTTGAAATGGGTGGACTTGCGGAGGACGCTGAATGAGCTTATTAGATACTAGAGATTACTACAAACCATTTGACCATCCTTGGATGTTCGACTATTACTCACAGCAGAACCAGATGCACTGGTTCCCAGAGGACGTACCGCTGCACAATGATGTGAAAGACTGGCAGACGATGACTGACGAGGAGAAGAACCTACTGACTCAGATCTTCCGCTTGTTTACACAGTCAGACGTAGACGTAGGTGCTGGGTACGTAGACCGCTACATGCGTATCTTCAAGAAGCCAGAGGCACGTATGATGATGTCTAGCTTCGCTAACATGGAGTCAATACACCAACATGCCTACAGCCTGCTATTGGACACCGTAGGGATGCCGGAGGTGGAGTATAAGGCGTTTGCAGAGTACGAGGCTATGGCTGACAAGCATGAGTACATCAACGCTGTGAAGGTCACTAAGGGCGACAAGAAGTCTATAGCTAAGGCACTGGCGATATACTCAGGATTTACTGAAGGGCTGCAACTCTTTAGTAGCTTCATCATCCTACTGAACTTCCCACGCTTTGGTAAGATGAAGGGCATGGGACAGATCATTACCTACAGCATACGTGACGAGTCCATGCACGTAGAGGCAATGACCAAGTTGTTCAGGGAGTTTATCAAAGAGAACATAGACCTATGGACTGATGACTTCAAGAAGGAGATATATCAGGCATGTCGTGAGATGGTTGACCTAGAGGATAGGTTCTTGGATCTTGTGTTTGAGCAAGGTGACATTCCCGGCCTAACCAAGGCAGAGATGCAACAGTACATCAGGTACATTGCTGACCGTAGGCTGCTACAGCTAGGCTTGAAGCCTAACTACGAGGTGAAGGACAACCCCTTAAACTGGCTTGATGATGTGCTTGGTGTAGAGCATCAGAACTTCTTTGAAGGACGTGCTACTACCTACATGAAGGCTGGACTTAGAGGTGACGTTGGTAAGGTTAGGTTTGCTAGTGTAGGCTAGAGAAGACTAGGGGGCGCAATGCCCCCTTTGTTTCTATTGTCCTGTTAACATTCCTGCCTGTCTTTGTTGTCTAGAGCCTTGACCACCCATAGGAACATTACGCACCACAGGCTCCTGAGTTACTTCTGGAGCCTTTTCTGCTTCCTGTCCTACATCTATACCAGCCGTAAGTAAGTATGCTCTAACTTGATTAGCAGCGGCTTCAGGAGTCTTAGCTTTAGCCTGTGCCCTAAGTAGACCTATGAGTACATCAGGGTCTAACAGAGCTTGTTCTATTAATCTTTGAGATTGTGTGCGAGTTAACTTGTTTAGAACATCCCTAGCAGCTTTAGAAGACCTATTAGCCACCGCTAGTGCTCCAGCACCTGAAGTAAACTTAGCTGTAATGTTAAGAGCTAACATAGAAGCTAAACCTTCTACAAGAGGACTAGCAGCTACTTCAGCAGCTTCTTTATCAGTAAAG